GGCAAGCCATTTCAGGTAGGCTTGGTAGTCTCGGTTGGCTGGGTCGAAGGGGATGAAGGCGTGGTGGATAGACGCTCTACAACAAATTTTGTGGTAATTTTGTACATTTTAAAGCTCCGCCTCAAAATTTAAATAGCCAGTAGATAAGTCGGCATAGACGATCACAGGAGAATCATTTGACAAACCACCACCAAAATTTATAACAACTCCCTGTTTCCCAGAGTACGCCAAAGATATTGATGTTGCCGTTACAGTCCCAGTAGCACCTTGGGCTACCCAAGCGTTTGCGGAGCCATAAGAACTGAGTGTTGCGGCGGCTCTCATAGTCACAGGAAGAGGAGCAAAGACTCTAACAGCGGCAGTGCCTGAATACCCACTCCCAATAACCTCGCCCAATACCCGACCTATCGAATACGCATACCTCTGACACAACGCCAACTCCGTCCCAATCGGCCTGCGCTCAAAGTCGGTTGCGGTTGAGCCTGCTTCGAGTTGGACTCCTGTGATGTAGAAGGTGGCTCCGTTGGTGCCGACAAGATTAGTTTGGTTCGATGTTCTCCATTTTGCTCCATTTGACCAGTTATCCTTTGTCCCTTGATAATCGGAGCCACTCCCAAAATCAAACCACAATTGTATCCCTTGACCGTTATCAGTTGCCCATGTTCCAGAAGTGTCACCAGATATTGTCAGAGTCTTTTTTTCCCATGTGTTTGTTGCGCTTATTGAGTATTCCGCAATATAGGATCGTCTCGTTCCAGCAGAACCAGCATTTAACAAAGCAACGCAATAAGTTCCAGAAATGCTGGCTCTTACCCAAAATGAGATTGTTACCGATCCTGCTGAAGCAGAACCAAAGCCAAGATCAGAGACGTTAAACCCCTCAATAATATGACCAATTTGATTAAATGATCCAGCAATAGGAGCCGCACCTGTTCCTATTGTAATCGCAATAGAATTTGTGAATCCGCTGGCTGCGGTTGTCGATCTGGTTGCCGTATTCCCAGTCCCGCTAGTTGTATAGACAACAAATCTATCAATCGGGAAAGCTCCACTTGAGCTTAAATTCACACTCGCCCCAGCATTCCTCTGGTCAATCCGCATATCTCCATTGATGATGCGGTTGCGGAAGCCAGTCTGAGCAGAGGTTTTTTGTAGACTGCCGTCATTGAAGGTTACTCCGTTTGTGCCGTTGATTGAGATGCTCATTGCTTAGCCCCTGATTCTTCCTTCGCCTGCTCCTGAATCTTCTCAATCACGCCAAAGACAGCTTCATACGGCATCCTACCCAGCGAGGCTAGGATGATGTTGATTTCTTGGATGGATAGGTCGAGTTTCATAAATTAGCAAGCCATCAGCACGCAAGGCACACAGTAGCTTCCGTCCTCGTAGGTGCATGTAACATTGGTGGATGTGACCTTAGCGATTGTCTTTGATTTCCTGATGTCATCGCTCTGGGGTTTAGCAGTACCATCACCAGCAGACATCAAAAGATCACCACGACTGACAGTTATCCCTTGGGCGATTCGGATAATCATGTCGCCTGTCATGGCCATATTTAAGTCAAATGGATTATCTTTGTCATCATTGTCCCAATTCACAAACACGCCAGCTACGTTGCTGTCGCCCTCAATATCGGAAACCATCACTCTGTTTAACTGCTCATTTGGCAGAAGATTCCCATCAGCATCTCTCCATTCGCACATTGCGTCAAGATTGGATAATACAGTTCCTTTTTTGATTGCTGGATCTCGCTGTCCAGATGGCAACTGCGAGAACCTTGAAAGATGTCCTCCGTTATACGAAACAGTTGTTCCACTTACAGATATTGTTCCCTCAACAGTTCCATCTTGTGCAATTTGAACTATCATTCCATCATCACCATTTCTATTAAAAAACGCTGATGCACCCCCATTAGCCCCAGAAGCAATCTTCTGGTTAGCTAAATCAAACTGGAATCCAACAGTTGATGTGCTTAGTGCTGTTTTCCCAACCAACAAACTCCCACTCGAATCAATGCGGAGGCGATCCGCGCCAGCGGTTGCGTCATATATCGCAAAGGTTCCTGTATCTGATCTAATTGTATGCGTCCGACCAGAAGCATTTGTATCATTTAACAAAATCCCAACCCCAACTGACGCAGAGTTTCCTGCTATGTTTAATCGATAGGCACTAAAACTCGTCGTCCCAATCCCAATATTCCCACTCGAATCAATATTCACCACATCAGCCGTAGTCGCACCGCTATTCCCCCTCGCCAGCTTGATCGTGCCATCGGGTGAGGATGGGACGGAGAGGGTGAAGTTGTTTGTGGCTGTGCCAGATTGTCCAAACTGTACGCCGTTGGCTTTTAGTAGGCTCATTTGTTCTCCTCGGTAGTATCAGCAGGAAGCGGAGTGTTGCCTTCGGAGAGCCATTTTAGGTAGGCTTGGTAGTCGGTGTTGGCTTGGTCGAAAGGAATTGCTGCGCCATCTGAAGTCCTCACGATAACATTGGCTATTGACCCGATTGACGTTAAACATTGTTTATACATATTATAACTCCGCTAATGCGTACAAGCCGCCAGCATTATTTGATGAAAATAGTGAACTTGGGTTATAAAACCCGCAACAATCGACACTAGGATATATTGTTGGGGTTGCTGTTACCCATGACCCAGACACAATATTAACAGTTGGAGATGCTCTTTTTGTGGCCTTAAAATACCACCTATGCCTATGTTGTGTTGATATGTAGTTAAATGATGTTATTCCAACTCCCTCTGTGTCATTTGCCAAAACCTCATAATACCTCTGACACAACGCCAACTCCGTCCCAATCGGCCTGCGTTCGAAATCAGTTGCGGTTGAACCTGCTTCGAGTTGGACTCCTGCAACATAAAACACACCGCCGACTGTGCTTGATAACTTAGTGCAACCCGCAAGAGCATACGCCCCAGTAGCCAGCCAAGTATTTGCGGTAGATGTTTCGTACATTGGGCTAAATCCAAGATCAAATACAAGTTGAATAGCGTTTCCGTTGGTCGTGTCTATTGAAGTGGCTCCTGTGTCGCCCGCGATTGTAAATGTCTTTTTTTCCCACGCTCCTGCCGTTGTTATTGTATAGGAACTGTTATAGCTTCTAGAAAAAGAAGTATTCATAACCGAGAAAGAAAATGTTCCAGTAATGTTTGATAAGACCCAAAACGAAATTGTTATTGTTTTCGCGGATGCCGTCCCCCAACCGAGGTCAGACACATTATACCCTTCAAGCATATAATAATATCCAAGAGTCTTATTACCAGTACCTACGGCTGTCTCTGCTGTTGACACGGTTAATAATAAACTGTTTGTGAACCCTTGTCCTGTTGGGGCATTTGTACTTCTTTGAACAGTTGATGTGACTGAGCCGTTTTGAACGAGCTTCCACCTATCAATAGTATAGCCGCTAGTATTTGCCGCCCAAGAAACGGCTGACCCATTATTCCTCTGGTCAATCCGCATATCACCGTTGATGATGCGGTTGCGAAAATTAAAGTTTTGGTATCCTAGCTTTTGGGCGGTAATAGATCCGTCAGCAATGTCTACTGTGGAAATAGAACCGTTTGAAATTGTGTCTCCTGTAACAATACCGCTCGGAAGCCCTCCAGCAGATATTCCAGTTATCGTTCCAGTTCCGTTGATTGAGATAGGCATATTAAACTATTGTCCAAGTTGATCCGCTTGGAACTGTTGCAGTTACACCGTCTGCAATACTAATCGCACCAGCAGTCATTGCATTTTTACTTGCCGTTATAGTGTAGTTTGAGTTGAGCGTAATATCGTTCTCGTAAAACATCCCACCAGCAGCACCAACAGAAAAGGCAAGCGCACTTGTGATCCGACCCTTGGCATCAATGGTGATCTGAGGAATAGCCCCAGAACCACCATAAGTGCCAGCCACAACTCCTGTATCCTCCATCTTTGCACCAGTAACAGCAAGGTTCTGGATCAAGGATGTGCTTACAGCATCTGTTCCCTTTGTCGTCCAAGCACCAGAAGAAACAGCAAGAAGAGATCCGTTATTTGTTGAGTTTACGTTTGGAAGATTCCCAGCGACTACAGCAATCGAGTCAACATACGCTTTTGTAGTTGCATCTCCAGATGCGGTTGGTGTCCCAAGGTTTGTGATCTTGCTTGAACCCATGTCGAGGACACCAGACATTGTGTCACCAGACTTGGATACCTTGGTATCTGCATATGTTTTAGTTGCAGCATCAGTGCCAACAGTTGGAGTGCCAAGGCTAGTAATCTTATTGGAACCCATGTCGAGGACACCAGACATGGTGTCACCAGACTTCGACACCTTCGTGTCTGTGTATGTTTTCGTTGCTGCATCTGAACCAACCGTTGGGGTGGCTACACCAGTAATTTTTGTCGTACCAGCGTCAAACACTGACGACGAGTTCTTCTTTAGAAAGTTTGAGGCGGCAACCTTACGGATTGCTGTTGCGCTGTCATCAGCGATTGGAAGCGTATCGGTATCTGCAACTGGATCTGCAAGGGCTGTGAGGCTTGTGATGGCCGTCACATTCATGCTTGCATCTTCCACAAGCTGATGGAGCTTCGTGTTTGTCAGCTCCTCAGTTGAGCTGAAATTTCGTCCTTTGGTAAAGTTAGCCATCTTTTGGGTACTCTATTGGTAGCTTCTTAGCAGTCAAGAGCAGTTATTACAAACCTAAAAGAGACCAGCTGGGGCTTTCGCAATCACGCCTGTTGGCCTGCATGGTCTTCTTTTTGCCCAGCTTTGACGATGGCTTGATGATCCAAGACTGAAACAGATCCAGCCAGATTGCTATAAAATCGACTACAGCCTTGCTATAAACAACTTTCCTATTGTGTCCTGCAGATATGTTAACCCTGCACCTTGCAGCAGATCTCCTCCCATCCCTATGCAGTACCCCCATCCAGCTGCTCTTAACCTGAACCCTGTGAAACTTGCCACCTGCGTATACAATCCAATCAAACGGCTGTGAATCACCTATTGGTTTGCATGGTACTCCACCTCTTCTAAGTACCTCTATTGCAAACATTTGCTCGGCTAGTTCGCCAAGCTGCTTACCGTCTTTCACACAATGTTTACTGCCTGACCTTTACGCATAACCGTCTTGGTGTCGTGGCTACCCCAAGCCTTTTCAAACACACGCTTAGGAGTTTTGATAAAGCCTCCACGCTCCTCGATCCTTTTATAGCCATCACGGATCTTGTTGGCTGTAATCGTCGGATCGTATGCGCTTCCTACAAAAGCAATGCTCGATGGCACCGTGACTCGATTGGGATACTTGTCCCTGTCTTCCACTGGAAGAACTCTGATGGTCTTAGACCCGTCAGCCTCACGATATTCGTATGCTGGCATGCCATCTGTTTAGCAGTTACGGCTAATCCTGTAAATAGAAAACCCCCCATTACTGGGGGGTTCTCTAGACTTGCGGGGACGTACCCCAAGTCACGACTCTAGTTAAAGAGTTACGAGCTGATCGTGCGAGTTCTGCTCTTTAGAACACGAGCCTTCTTAGCGTTCAACACTTGGACAGCCCAATGAGCTTTCCATCCAGCATAAATATTCTGGTTGAGAATATCAGATTTATCGGGTTTATCCACGATAACAACGGAAGGAGAGTAAGGGGACATGCCGCCGTAATTGACCGTACCAAAGGCACCATTCGTAAGAACATATGTCGAGACCGTGTGTCCACTTGCGGAATAAGTTCCTTCAGTGGATTCTTTCCAAGCATTCGTGTGCTGTTGCACATTCACACCATAGATTTGACCGAGCTGGCCTTTGACAATGTCAGAGACACCAGTTTTGGTATTATATTGTGCGATGTTAACAACGGTAGAATCCTTGAGCAGATCACCAGCGACAGTCGGATCAACGATAGCACTGAACTCTTCGTTCAAGCTGACATTCTTATCCAAGCGGATGAGCGTAGCTGCATCCAAAAGGTCGGAAGGGGTCAGGTAAACGGGGGTAGAGCCTGCACCAGCGGTTGCGAGTGTAGCGAAGTCAGTCGCTGCACCAGCATAGATCTTGCTGACGGAGTTGCCGTAGATGTCCTGAGTACGAGCCGAAACGATGCCAGTAGCGATACCAGCAGCACTCGTCACGCCTTGAAGGGCATTACGAACAACGGTGTCCAAGTGGAGGGACGCATCGAGCGTCAAGGCACGGATACCTTCCTGCAGGGCTGAGAACAGCTGGCTGTAGTTAAGGATATCAGCGACCTTGAGGGCTTCACCGACTTGCGTCAGGGGGACATTGACCTTGCGGAGTCCAACTTCACGATAAGATGAAATCGGGGTTCCTTCGGTCAGGTTGCTCACCTGAGTGCCATCGGGCGTGGTATTCCACTGGAACATGGTGATGCTGTTGTTCCCAGTGTTGGTGGGCAGATCATACTTCGTTCCGTAATTGTTCAGAACGAGCGTTTCAGCAACTCCGTCCAGAAGTTTTTTCGAGAACAAAGCCTGAAACTGATCCCCCAACGAAGCGGGAACGCCTGTAGTCATCATAGCCATATTGTTTTACCTCAATAGAACTGATTAGAAGCCGTCAGCTTGCATCGCCAAGTTCCTGACATAAGACTCAGCTTCCGCTGTGCTCATATCAGTAATCTTCTTATCGCCCATAGGCGCAGAAGGATTGGAAGATCCAAGTGACATTCTTCCTTTCAGTTTTTGATTTTCGGCCTTTAACCGCTCGTTCTCTTTCACAACATCCGCAGCAGACTCCCCAGCGAGCTGCAGCTTTGCCAGCGCATTGGCAAGGACAAGACCGTCTGGATGACGGTTCAGGAAGTCCTTCACCATTGGATCTTGATGTCCCATATAGGACATGGTCGTCTGATATAGATCAGAGGACTTATCCGTTAGGTCTGGGTTCTCTTTTACAAGACTGTCCCAGTTCTGGCGTACACGACTCTCAAATTTAGCTTGCTGATCGGCTTGGAGACGAGACCGACGAAGGTCATCCTCCTCGATAGTGTTTGCTTTTTTGCGAGCTTCGGCAGCTAGATCATCACGACCTTCGTTCTCCCAGTCCTTAGCGTACTGACGGAGTTCGTCTGGTGTGTAGGCTTCACGGGCATTACGAGGAGGAGCAGATTTAAGTTGCTCAACCTCTTGTTCCCATTTTGCCCGTTGCTCCGCAAACTCCTTCTGCTTTTGATTGAACTGCTCCCAGAGATTGCCGAGACGATCCCGACTTTTCTGGCGTTCTTCACCAACATCAAGGCTTTTGATTTCCTTGGTGATTGGATCTTCGCTTGCAGAATCTGTTGCGGATGCTGTGCGACGAGTGGCTTTTTCAGCCGTTTCATTCTTACCCGCAGACTGGAGTCCGTCTGTTTTACGGGGAGCTTGAGCCTCGACCTTGGGTTCGGAGAAACCATCGACCTGTGCTGCTAGTCTCCCGAGTTCCTGTAACTCGGCATCAATGCTCTTACCTGCCCCGCTCGTTTCACCCGATTGAGGTGTCGTTGCTGGTTCGGTTAATACTGCTTCATTGGACATAACGGAGTCCTTTCTTTCCCGAAGTTTAGGGGACTAAATGACCGAGATCTGCCATGTCCCCCTCGCTGGCAGGCTCGGAATCTTTACCTAGATCACTGGCACCTAGATAGTCTAGGTAACTGACCATCTCTCGACAGCCAATCGACTTACCAGCCTCAAACGGATTGCCACCAGCCATGCAGGCTCGGGCATCCCGAAGAGCGCAGTATCCAAGCAAAAGTATTTTCAGTCTTGCGCCAGACCTAGAGTTTAGAAATTGAACAAGGGCGGTACGGTCTTCATCGATCCACTTCGCTTGCGATGAACTAGAGAAAGAAAAGACACGCCAAGCCGAGGAAAACGCCCTGATAAATTTGTATAGTGTTGCCACTTGTGGAAAGTGCTACACCTCAACTGGCTGCTGTCAACTGCTAAACAGCTACTATTTGTTGCGTGGTATAAAGCTGTATACTGGACGGCTTTTTCTAGTCACCTGTTGCACAACAGGTTCCTGAGCTGGAGCGTCTTTGTCTAATCTTGCTAGATCACGCCAATCCTTGAAATAACCGTCCTGAAGGTGTGGTCGCTCCCATGTAAGTGCTTGCAGGTTAAATAGTTTGCCATTCTCAATTCCCAATCCGTATTGCTGGATGTTTTCCCAGTCGGCCTCGTATCCATCATCTTTAACCTTTTTGGCTGGCACCCAATCAATAGCCCTTCCGTAACAATGGAAACTCTGTGCTACTGGCAAGCCCATCGCATTTGTGACGATGCGCCCTGATTTTGTCCTACCCTGCTCGTACAGATCCTGCTGCTCCTGTGGTGTTCTCAGACCGCAGTAAATGTACGGAATCACACCGCCTGCAGTAACCGCATCCCTCCAAGCAGCCACCCGAGCTGCGAAGGTAGGCTCTAATCCCTTGAGGATATCCTGATAAATGCTGTCGATCTTGGAACGGGTGATCATTTGTTGCGCTCGAGTTCGAGCTGGTATTGAAGCTCATTGATTGTTGAGATTGCATCCTTAGCCCATCCTTTCACGTCCTCTCCACCATTCATCACAGCCTTAAACCGATAGTCGGTTGTCAGGAATGTGATGGTGTCTGGAGGTAGGTATCTTGCACCAGTACTAGCGCATCCACCAAGGAATACCGCCAGTACCAGTGAAAGTACGATTGATCCTATCTTGATTCTCATCCCTTTTTTTCTTGGATGCCGAATCCTTTTGTTCCTTCGGTGTCGGCATCAGCCTCAAGACGAGGTCAATGACGGCACCTAGGAGTCGAATCACTTGTCGTTGATATGAAGGCCGAGGGTCTTTAGGACGGAGACGATCTTTTCAAGAACGCCATCATCCGCAGGCGTAGGTGTCAGCTTAACAATGATGCGAGCCAACACGACAACAGCACCGACCACAGCCATGATATTTGCGAAGTTTTCGGTAATCCAGTTCATATAGGTAATGTAAGACTGGTCGGGTGCGAGTCAACTATTATCGGATGCTTTGCAGATATCTGAGTGCAATAGCCATATGTATAACGGCTCCCGTTATATCTGACTTTTGATATCCGCTCTTAACGAGGATTGTGCGAATACGCTCGTAGGCGATGGCATGCTTAGTTCCACCATAGTACTCGGTGTCGTCCTGTTCCTTGATTTGCATGGATGCCAGCTTGCAAGCCTCCCAGAAGATGCCCTTGTCTTGACGAGGCAAGAAGAGCCAGATGGCAACTTTAACCAGCCAGTTCATTTTTTCCACCAATCAGAAGGATCATTCATGGCCTTGGCCTTGATTGCCTTCTGCGCCTCTTCAAGAGTTGTAGTCAGAAATACGGCAGGCTCTCCGTCCCGAAATCCAAACGAAATAAAACCTTCGTCAAGGAGGTATTGGAGGGCTTGGGTTGCCTGACTGTCTTTGCTCATGGATTAGATACCGTCAGGAACACTCGGAGCCACAAACTGCACCGCATCAGCCTCATCCCTAGTGCTTGCAAGAAGTCTTGCCTTATAATCGTAATAAGCGGAGCGAAGGTTAGCAATAAACTCACGCCCTTGTTCTGCCTCTAAATTAGTCAACACGCCAAGAGCGGCGTTGCGTTGCCAAACCTCATCATACCCAGCCTCGGTGATCTTGGCCGTCACAAGATCACGGATGCGAGTTAAGTTCTCTTGATGGGCTTCCTCAATGGTGCGGGTGTCTTCAATATGCGAGAAAACTCCATTAATAAATATCTCTTGTTTCAAGCTCATACGCCGACCTCAAGATAGAATAGGTATGCAGAATTACTGCTTACATAAGCAAGCGTTCCAGCAGGATTTTCCCATGTTCCACCAGTTTTTGAATTAGAAAAATACACTGCTTGATTGCTTGCAAAATTAGAAGGACTGTCTGAGCTTGCTACACCAAATAAAGACGCATCTGTTCTTCCGCAAGATAGCAAAACAACACTTGTTGCCGAATCTAAATAACAAACACCATAATAAATTCCAGCTTTAATAGCCACAGTTGGGCTAATTGCCATTGTTTTTGTGATAGCTCCCTGTGTTGTGGTAAATGTGTGTGATGTAGTAATGATTGGAGCATTAGGAACTCCATCTGAATTTGAATCATATAATGCAACATACATGGTTCCATTTGCACCAGCATTTGCGTTATGCCTCAGCCTTAAGTTTGCGACAGTAATTGCAGGGAGATAAATAGGATTTGTTATATACGCCCTAACATCCATGCTTACGTTTAGTGTTGCGCTTGCGGTTGTTCCAAAAACTATTGGAGTATAATATCTTGTTGAGCCAAGTTTCGGCCTAACAATTTCTGGCAAGAATGTTCCTTGCCCACCAAGAACTGCGTTTTGTTCCCCAGCCGCTGGAGCAGGACATAAACCCGCCGTGCCTGCGGCCGAACTGGTCGCTCCAACTAGATTCGATGGACTGCCGCCGCCAAGGAATCCCATACCTTAACCCTCCCAAGCCACGAAAGCCTTACCTGTCGTAGCGCATAATACGTTGATCGCTTGGGTAGGAATAAAGCTGGTTTCAAAGATCATCCCGCCCCCGTTTGCGGAAAGAAGCAATCCAGTAGTGGTAGTTGGCGTATATCCAACACCAAGATACATCGCAGTGTCGGAGATATTCTGAATTACAAAATACTTTCTGGACGAGTTGGATGCCGCAACCTGTTGCGAGGTTCCTCCTGTCGTAATGGTGGACGAGCGGGTAGTAATTGTTCCAGTGGAGGAAAGTGCAGTAACGCTTCCGCTTACTGGTACTGCGGTGGCTCTCAGTTGAGTATCTGTGAGAGGCTGAGAAAGTCCTGTATTGGCAGTGACGGTTCCGCTTACTGGAACGGTTCCGTTGATGTTTGTATTAACCCTTCCGCTTGAGTCAACTGATACGGCTCTAAGATTTGTACCATCTGATCCTCCGTATAGATTTGCGGAAGTCGGGGCTGTTGATCCAACCGTACCAGCAGAAGAAAGATTAACGTCTAACCTGCGAGCGGAGCCAAATACAGTTGAGGTGATTGCGTTCCCAGAACCATCACGGGTATTGGTATCCAGAGATGACGGGAAAGAAACACTGGCTGTTACGTCCAGACTTCTTTTTGCCCCTGAGACGGTTGATGTGATTGCGTTTCCAGATCCATCCCTTACGTCCGAAAGAACTCCGTTTGCCAAGTCATTCTTAATAATTGCCGTATCCGCAGAAAGCGTAGTCAGCAAACCAGTAGTCGTGTCGAGCTTACTCTCCACCTGATCGGTATTGAGATTAAGCGTATCGGCGTTTACCGATATATTATTTAGTGCATCGTAGAACTCTTTATGGCTGGGCATTGTGTTATCCTCTGCTGAAGAACTTAGTCTTGATCAACTCCCAAGATATGGAGACAGCCGTGCCGACGATGGCAGCTGCTAAGTAGAAATGCCCCCTAAGTTTCTCGAGTGCCGTCACTCGATTAACCAGATCCCCGTAGCTAGAGAGGCTCCGCTCAAGCATGGAACACAGGCCGACCTGACGCTCCTCCATTCTTGCGAGCCGTTCCCTGATATCCGACATGTCAACGTCTATGATATTCATTGAGGTAACATCTGCTGGAACTGAGCGTTCTTGGTCTCAGTCTGCATAGCCTTCATAATCTGTGCGCCGATCTGCTTGGCTAGGTTCGGGTTAGTCTGCGAAAGGAACTGGATGTGTTGCTGTAAGTGCTGGGTGTAGGCAGCGCCGCTGTCCTGAGCGAGCTGCTGTCCACGCTGACCAGCCAACTGCAGACGATCCATATGGATTTGTACATGCACCTCGTGATCGTCGGCAGGCTCAACAGCCACAGCACCGAAGCCTTGGTCGAGCAACAGATTCTCGCTTCCAGCTTCTTCTGCCTGCATCTGCTTCTTGAGCTGAGGATCGATCAGCATGCGGTTGACAAGGTGGGGATCGTCCACCTCCAGCAGATCCTTGCGGAGTTCTGGCTGGTTAATGTACGGATCGTTACGGAGGGTCTGGAACCGCACCAAAGCCTTCTGGTACTGCATCACTCGGTTCACACCGTCAGCACTGCCTGAAGGTTTGATCTGGTAGTCAAAGATGATTGCCTCGGCAGGGACAGCCGAGAACTGGTTCTGGTATTCAAAGAGAAGCTGGTCGTGTGCGTACTCAACTAGGATTGCATATGCCTGCTTGTAGATTTCGCTCAACGCCAGCCTGAAAAGTTTAATGCGGAGATCCGTGTTCACGCCCATCAGCTGTCCGATATTCTGCACCTCAGTAGCCGTGCGTGGCTTGGAGCTTCCTAGTCTTCCCTGCGTCAGACCGAAGTCAGGCATCGACACCAAGTACTCGGAGACCTGACGCATCTGCACCATTTCCTGATCAAAGCTGATCGGTGGCTGTGGCATGAGTACTGGCTTAACTCCCGTGGGCAAGAGAACCCCTGTGCCGAATTTGATATTGTTCACATTGGGTATGTCCTGATCAGAGGAAAACATCGGTGAGTTGTAGAGGCTCATCGCATCAGCCTTGGCATTCATGGTCTTGGTCAACGCAGCTTCAAATGGTGCCACCGTTTCACAAACTCCACGGCTGGAATAAAAACCTTTGTCTGGAGTAAACTCCAGCATGCACGGGACAAACGGCATATCCCCGTGGGCATATGGAAGCTCAAACTTCGGGCGAATAGGTTCGTCTGGAGCCTGTGGGCTGAAGGTCTCCACAATGATCTTGCCCTTGTCATCCCGATAGTAGCACTCCCAGATAATGATGTTATCCCGTAGGCTTCCCTCGGTCAGACCTTGCTTGCCTAGCTTGTGCTGATCATACGAACGGATACCAGCACCAGCCGAGTTACCCTCGCCTTTGATCCGCTTAATAAAATCATCGTCCTGCTTGTATGCCTCGTTGCGACGATACTGGGCTTCAGAGATCTCCATGATGTGGCAAATCCGATCACAGCTGTCCATGTCCGTTGTGTAAAACGGGAACACAATGTACATCGGGTTAATCGCATCAAACTTGACCGACTTGCTTGCCTCATCCCAAGAGGTTTTCATAAACGAGATACCGCAACGCAGCATGGCCGATACATAGACCATCATCTCGGTTTCAAAATTTGAACGCTCACGCAGCATGTAGTTGAACCAGCTCTCCGCTGCATAGCGCAGAGACTGCATCTGGGGTTTGCGTGGGGTAAAGCTGGCCAGATTCTCAGCTGAGTAAATCTGGTTTATGTAAAACGGTACGAACTTATTGATGATTGAGTTCGATAAAGGGTAGTGAAGGTCGGCTGCGTTCGGCCAAGGTTTACGCTTCCTGCGAAGACCACCATTGCACATAGTGTACCAAACCCTCTGCCGATCCTCCCAAGTGGTTCGCTTTTTAAGGTCTTCGCAAAAAGCATCGTACAGCTCCTGCGTGGTCATTTAGTCCCCAGCGTCGAAGCCACTTCTGGCATCTCCAAAGTTAGTTTGAATGGCATTGCCGAATACATCTGTCTGCAAATGACTACCACCAGCATCATTTGAGGTCAAGCTCGGTCTGGTCTTGACATAAGCCCAGATGGCACCTGCGGCTGCATCCGCACGATCTGGGCTGCTCCCGCCAGTCCTTTGCTTGTATTCAGCCTTGGACTCCAGCTTGATGCTACCATTGGATGTGCAGAAGAATCTGCGGGTACACAACTGACCATCCATAATGTCGTCTTTGGGCAGGATCACTCCCCTGTCCTCAATCATCTTGCCAGCGGTAAACAGCATCTCGGAAGCCTTGTTGGCGTACCCAGCCAAACCAGCCGTACCAAAGTTCACACGGTTGACGCTGTACCCCTGCTCGTCCATGCGCCTGATCATGGGCGACCCGATCCCACCGTTGTCAGCCCAGACCAGCTTTGGGTTCACTTGAAACGCCCGTAGTTCCCTGATAACCCGTCCTACGGTACGCATTTCATCCCGATCCTTGATAATGATCAGGGGCAGCAGCTTGTTGCCATCCATGATGGCCACCGCCGTCTCGTCAACCCCAGCACCACCCCAGTCGATAAAAGCCACCCTATCCATAGGAATGTGGGTTGGGGGTGTAGCCCTGCAGTCATGGATCTTGGTCTCTGAGATAACGGTCTCATTATCAGCCTCATCCACAAACTCGTTGTGGATCATGCTCCTGACCAGCGGGTGATCATCCCCATACAGCTCCTTCAGCCTTCTTATGGACTCATCCGTAATATGTGGGCATTGGCCGATAGGAATAGTGAAAGTCTTCCAGAACTTGGCATGTTCCCTAAAGCACTTGGCAAAGAAGCTGTTTGCTGAACCTGTGCTGCTAATAGCTAACCAGCGGTTAGGTTGGGTGCGTTCACCTGCATGCCAGATCTCTGCAGGTATGGACTTGGCCTCGTCATAGATCAGCATCAGGTTGCCCTTACCTCCCGTGGTGCTGCCCTCGGGATGCCACCCCTCCATCCGCTGGGGTTCGTCGGTGGTGAATGCCACCGCCCTGCCGTTAATCGGGCTGATCAGCTCGTTGGAGTTAACCGTCCAGCCCTTCAGCTTGGAAGCGTACTTATGGACGGTGGCAAACAGCCCTGACTTAATCTGTCTGCCTACGTTAGAAGTTACGATCACATAGCTGTTAGGGAACACAGCGCAGTGCCAGATAATGGCTGGTACCACCAAGAAGCTGGACTTGCCCGATCCGTTGGGTGCCCTGACAGCCACTCTGCCACCAGCATCAAGAGCATCCATGCACTGGATCTGCCAAGGGTAGAGGCTATCCATCCCAAGGTAGTGGCTGGAGAACCCCGCCAAGGTTGACAGGAACTTCAGCTTCTGGAGTTCATTCATTTCGGGCATCTGACTTCTCCTTGGTTATCCGCTTGGCCTCCAGCTTGGCCTTCTTTCGCCGCTTACGGGCTTGTATGCGGCGTTTGACACGGTGGATGAGTGCGTAGTCTGGGTCGTGCTTAAGACGGCGTTTAAGCCATTTTCGGCACATGGCGTAGAAGTGAAGTTTGTAGGCTTCATCGGAGTGGAGACGGGCTTTGTGTTCGGTGTAATTCCAAGGCATGGGGGAGGGTTTTTAGGGGGTGGGGGTGTAGCCGATAAAGCAGGG